TTATTTTTTTATTCATTTCTTAATTTTAAAAGGTTATAACATTCTGCGTATTTCTGTCTTGCTTTACCTTTGTATTGTTCTTTAAATAGTTCGTATAGTTTTTTTGTGTATTGATATTTAGTTTTGCAATCTGCATAATATCTTTCAGCAAACTTTTTACCTTTACCTTTAAAGTAGTTTACATTGTCTGCTGTATCTCCTACTATCATCTGTTCATAGAAGTTATACAATGCTTCTTGTTCGCTTATGTCTAATACTACTCTATGTTTGTAGTGATAGTTATACATTAAGCAAGGAAATTGTTTGTAGTCCTTGTCTATACTTACAATCATTACATTATCCCTTCCAAATTCATTTGATAGTGTTTGCCAGTATTTAGCTACTAAATCGTCTGTTTCTAATCCATATACAAATTTGCTTTCAAAAGTATCTTTAACGTATTGGTGCATATCGTGAAGAAGTGGAGGTAATTCTTGCTTCTTTCTGTTTGCTTTATATACTGGTGTAAGTATTTTTCTAAAGTTTCCTTTGCTTCCGTTAAATGTAATTACTTTTTCTATTTCGTAATCTTCTTCTAAATCGTTTACAATCTTCATATATTGTTCATCGAATTTAGCAATAGAATCTTCTATGTCTCTATAGTAAGGGTCTTGGTTTTCTTCGTCTTTTGTTCTGTAGCAACTTGCGAAGATTAAGCTGTCTGCGTCTATGAGTAATATCATTCTATAAAACTAAACAAAATTGGTTTATAAACAAAATGTTTAATAATCTAATTTAGATTTATTCTTGTGGCTTCGTTTTCTTTTAGTAAATAAACAGGTTTAAGTAATCTTTTTTTAGTCCATAGTGTAGTATCAGGGCAATACATATCTACTGGTTCTGGAAGTTTTAAAGTGTTTAACCAATACAAGTAATTACCTTTAGGGTCATTTACAAAATAAAGTTTAACTACTTCTTTATCCATTTTCATTAGAGCATCATATTTAGACTTCTCTAACATTTTATCTTCATAATACTTATTTCTAAACTTCATTTCTATTACACAAGGATTTCCTTTGCGTGTAAAACCACAAGCGTCGTAGTGTTTAAAACCATCTCCAGTCCATTCTAAATTCCAGCCATCAAAGTTTAAGAATTTAACAACAGCTTCTTCAAGTTTTTTAATAGTTTTAATTCCCATTATCCCACACTACGTTTAATTCTTGAATCCATTTATTAATTAGTTTTGGATTACAGGTACAAGGGTGGTGCATCGGATGCTTATAGTAGGTCGAGTGGAACTGACAAACCATTTCAAATTCTTCACGACTAATTGTTGATTTTTTTGAAAGCCTAAATTCTTCCCATCTTTTGAAATCATATTTATTAAATTTTACCATCTTTTAATTTTTATCTCATTGAATTTTTTTCTCCTTTTATCACATCCACAATCTGTTCCAGTCTTTTTTGAATACCAATCTACAAGCCATTTAATGCCTGTATATTTTGTGAAGTAAAATATTAAGTCTCCTAATCTCATAATAATTTTTTTAGTTTCTCTTTTACTTTTTTATAAGTGTTGTAAAGTGAATAGTAAGGTATGCCAGACTTTCTTGATAGTTGTGCAATACTTTCTCCACCTTCTATTATTTCAAATATCTTTTTATCATACCAATACATATTGTTTAGTTCGTTTTGTATTGTAGCATATACATCTTCATAGTTAGCACAATCAAAGTCTGCTAAAAAATCCCTCATATTGTCTATAGATAATGTAGTCACTTTTGCTTCTTTACGTTTTAAATCCAAGAATAAAGATTTCAATGTTTTAAAAATATAGTAATAATTATAGTCATCTCCAAAATCTATGTCTAAACCTTTGTTGATTCTTTTTTGAATCTTGATGTACATTTCTTGTGTTATATCTTCTGCAGTTTCTTTATTGCAGCCAAAGGAGCAAACAATGTCAATCCATACTTGATGTTTCTTATAGATTTCCGATAAGTAATTCTTCATAATTTAGTTTTGTAATGGGTCGTATAAATCCCCTACGATTTCAGGTAGTCCTATATCATTTACCTTAAAACTAAATGTCTCAAACGCATAACCTCTACTTCTTTTGCACTTAACGGTTATCCATTCTTTATTAACTGTATTTGCTTCTAATTGTATTTGTGTTTCTGCTTTTTTTTCTAAAAAACTTCCAAGATGTCCTGTAGGTTTATCAGAACCAAAGTTAGAATGTATTACACACATAATATGTACTTTATGTTTAGCTGACCATTCCATAAGTCTTTGAACACAAGCATTAGATTCTTCGATATTGTTAACGTCTGCACATAAGTCTGCAATACCATCTACAATAAGTAGACCAGCATTTTCTGCTTTATGTTGTAAACAATAATCTATAAAATCAATTCTGTCTTTATAATTTATAGTTCTTAAACCATAAGTCAAGTAACCATCAGATGTTCCAGACATTTCTGCTACTCTTTTAAAAACTCTTTGACAATGCCATTTACCTTGTTCTGTATCTATGTGGATTAATTCTTTGCCTTCTCTATGACCTTTTAAATCTCCTCCGAAATGATTTTGGTCTGATAAATAAACGGAAGCTATTAATGATATAAAGAATGTCTTTTTAGTCTTTGGAGGTGCTTGTACAAAGCTAAAGTTTCCATAAGTTCCAATAGGTATTGGCAAAAGCATATCTTTTATTTTTCCTTTTATTAATGTTTCTCCAAGCGATAAAGCTACAGGAGGGTAATCTAATTTTTCATTTATATCTATATTACAATCTTCTTCAATAGATTGCATTATAAGATATTGTTCTGTTTGTTGTTCGTCCAGTCGTAATTGCATTTGCATAAATATATAAAAAAAAGGGGTGTGTTAGACCCCTCTTAAAAAAAAATGTTTTTTAGTTTTTAAAATGGTAGGTCATTTGATACAGGAGCAGAAGCATTTACTTCTTCTCTTTCTGCTAACTTTATAATGTCGTTAGTCCAAACTACTTTACCATTTCCAAGATAGTTTCTTTGTGCTTTAGCTTCACGCTCCTCTTTAGTTTGTGAATCCATTATAGCTACGTTGTTTCCGTATCTTGTTTCATCATTTAAAGATATTGTAAGGTTGTAATATACTGCACCATCTTTACCTTTAATGAATTTTTCTTTAGGTAGTTTATCTACTCTAATACTTGCATTGATAATTGCACTCATAATTTATTGATTTATTTATTAATTATTATTTTATTTATACTGTATTTATTGCATTGTTGTTCTGGAACTAAAAAACCTTGTGAAGTTGTAGTTTGTACTAATTTGTATTTATTCATATTATGCATTAATTGTAAATGTTTTTTACTGAATATATATATACATTCATAGTTACCTATAAGATAAAGCCAAGTATTATCATTTCTATATATTCCACTTTTTACATATTCATAATTATTTGGATTGCTTTTTTCAGCTATTTCAATATAGATATTTTTAGTTATTTTAAATTTGTCATCAAATTTTATTTCGAATCCTTGTTTATTTTCTCCTTTATTATATTGAAACTTTTTACTATTATATGTGCTTAAAGAAATACCAAGTTCTTTTATTAAAACATCAGTAATAAAGTCTTGAAACTGTAAACCTTTTTCTAAACATTTAGAGTAATTTTCAGTCATATTATAATTCATTGCCCCACCCATACCAATTTTCTTTTTTTATTGTTCTGCAAAACATTTCTAATTTATTTCCATAGTTATATAAATCATCTATGATGTTTATAAACTCAATAGGTTTTTCTGAATGGTTATTATTTCTTTCTATAGATTGAACACTATTATATAATTTTTTATTATCTGGTGTACAACTTCCTTTCGTACAAACCAATAAAATTTCGTGTCTAACTGAATTATAATGCCCCATATTATGTTTTACTTTATTCCAAATAAAAGAAGTTTTATATTTAAAACCCCAAGCATTTACAACTTGAAATGCATCTTCAAGTAATGGAGAAGTGACCCACAAAAACAAAATACTATTTTTTTCTGATATATTATTTACTGGTAATTTACATAATTCATTTATAGTCATAGTGTCATAATGTTTTGCAGCACCTCCTAATTGTGGTGTGTCTTGTTTGTCATTATAACTCCAAGCAGGGTCTGCATAAATAACTCTAAAAGTTTCATTAGTATTTTTTATATCAATTTTAAATTGATCTTCGGTTTTATTTTTAACTCTAATTTTATATAATTCCTTTTTTTCTAATAATAGTTTTTTGTTTTCTTCTTTCTTAATATCTTGATAGGCTGCATTAATACTTACTTCGCCTGTAGATAGTTTTGCTTTTACTTCTTCACTTGCTTGTGCTTGTATTTTTTTTACTTTGGCTATTGTATCGTGTGATACGTTAGCTACTTTTGAAAGTTCTTTTTGTGTGTCTATTGATTTACTTTTTACAGATATCTGTGAAATGTCTGTTCTTGCACCTTGATTTTCTTTAGCCTTCTTACTAAAAACTTCTTCAAGTTGTAATGCTAAAACACTTCTTTGGTAATTGCTTAAATTTCTTCTTCCAAATTGGTTTAAAATCATCCATTCTTTTACAGCTTCTTCATCTTTAAAATGCTTTGTTTCTGTTTGAATTTCTAAATCCCACTTCAAAGATATTTCATAACGGTTATGCCCATCTATAATAAAACCATTCCAAATAAGTATTTTTTCCCTAATACCTTCTGCTATACAATTATTTTCTAATTGTTTATATTCTTCTTTAGTTAAAGCTGGAATTAACTTTTTGAATTCTTCTTTTATTTTAATCACTTATTTATTATTAATATTATTTTCTTTTGTAATCCATTTGCCTTGTAGGTCAATAACTGTATAATTGTGTTCAGTTAAAAGATTAATTGCTTTATTTAACTCTTTTGCTTTTTGCCTATAATGGTCAAATATTTGATTTTCAAATGCGTTATGTTCTTTATACATCTTTCTTAATTTTAGTTATTAATTCTTCTTTTGTAGTTTTCTTTTTGAATGATTCAGATTCATCTTCTGACATTACACCAAGTTCATAAAAACCTGATAGTTTTAATACACCTCTACTCATTGCACGTTTTTCTGCCATTTCAGCTACATACCAAGAATTAGTAGAACCATCTTTATACCCTACACCTTTTAATGCACTTCCAAATGTTTCTATTTTAGAATCGCCTTTAGTTGCAATAGCTTTAAATACTGCAAAGTTAGGTTCGCACTTTACTACATCATAAGTAATATTAATTTGTGCTTTAGCTTGTATAGCATCAATTCCTGCACGAGTAATTATTGTGTAGTGTTGATGTTTAAAAAAGTGATTAGGATTTAATTCGTACTTCTCGTAAAGTTCTTTTAATTTTTCTTTGTTCATAATGTCAGTAGATTTTGCGATTGTACTTCCAATTTAGCTTCTAAAACATCTTTTGCTTCTAAAGTAAATTGTAATTGTTTTTTAAGTTTTTGGATTTCTTCTTCTTTACCTTTGATAAAGTTTTGATAAAAACCAACTTGAACGTAATGTTCGTGATAGGAAATTGTTCTTTCTTTTGTCATATATTTATTTTTAAATGAATTATAAATATACACAAAATATTTAATAAAAAAAAGGAGCTAATAAAATTAACCCCCTTTCTTGACAAAGACAAATGTACAGAACACTATAAATATATAAATTAGTTTAAGTCGTTTATTAACAAGTTATATTTAGTTATTAACTCATTTATTTCAGGTGTAGAAAATTTAGTTATTTGTTTTGCCTTATAATAAAGCGCTTCTGAACATCCAGCTCCATATTCTAAATCAAGATTTTTACCAAAAATAAATTGTTCCCCATACTTAAATACATTGCAACCTGCACATTGTACTTGGCAGTTTATTTCATCCCATCTTGTTGAATAGTGTTTACGACTTTGGAAGTGACCACATTGTAATTTTTTCCAATGATTTTTTTTGCCACAAGTAAAACATTGAGCTATTTCATTTTTAGCATATCTTTGTCTTATATATAAACTAAATACTTTGTCAAGTTTTTTTATAAGTTTACTTCTGCTTAATTTCTTCATTAGTTGGTATGACGTTATTACATTTTAAACACAAGTAATAATAACCATTTTGGTTGCTTCCTAAATATAACATTTTTATTTTACAGTATCTACAATTCATAATAACTAAAAAGAAAGAAAAAGAAAAAGGACAAAAAGAAAAAGAAAGAAAAAAGCCTACAAAAAAGAAATAATTTAATTACCTGTTCCAAGCACCGTCCATCTTTATTAGGTTGTGCAAGTTTTGCTATAAGCCAGACAAATATATAAAATATTATTTAATTTTACTTTTTAATTATTTTAGCAGTTTTCTCTATACCTCTTGATGTAAAATAAAATCCTAAACTCATTATAACTATTTGACCAAGTAAATCAACGTATTGATTCGCTATATTAAATTCTCCTATGTTTCCGTCTATTAAAGCAAATAGAGTGTATAGGAACAAAGAAAATATAGTTAGCATAGGTCTTATGTTTTTACTTAACCAACTATCGCTTGACATATCTGCTGCGTGTCTTGATGTTATTTCTTTTTCTAAATCAAGTTCAGCTTTTATAAATATCTGCTCCATCTCTTTTTCAAATTGAGCTTTTTCAACTTTACTAAAAGTATGTGTGTCTATTATACCAGAAATTTTTTCTGCTATATTAGAACCTGCTGCTCCAAAAAGTTTTGCTAAAATATTTTTCATAAACTAATTTTAATATGATTAATGTAATTGAAATTGTAAATAAGTTAGGATGCCAATGTTCCCCACAAAAACCTAATAAGTGTTTTATAGTTTCCATAATTTAATTTTTCATTTTTATTTTACTATTATTAACCTCTAATCTTGAAATGTCTTTTGTTTCTGCTTTAGGTTTGTTTATAGTTTTGTTATTGTTTTTTTCTACATAAATAGGTTGGTTATTTCTATAACCTCTATTCCAATTATTGTTATACCAATTATCATAGTATCGTGGGTAATTAGGGTATGATATTACATTGTAATAGATATTTGGTCTAATCATATTAATAGGAAGCCTTAATGTATCTCCTTGTTCTGTAACTGCTAAAACGTGAGTTATTTGTATTTTAGGTTTTGTGTTGTATGTTCCACAACTAACTATAAATAATAACAATAGTAATATTCTCATTTTTCTAAATGTATTATATTAACTCTATCTTGTATTTCTTCTTTTGTTGCTTCTACTTTAAAACTTAAACCTGCCTTCCATTGACCACGAGGTTTACCGTTTTTGTCAAGTAAAATAATAGTAGGTACTGATTTAATTTGTGCTTTCATAGAAGGAACTAAATCTTCTAATAAAGTCATTTTTACCTTACAATTCTTTATTCCTTTTAAATTATAATTATTTGATTGATTCCATTTTGCGTTTATGTGCAGTAATGTCAAATCTTGTGCATTACCTATTGAACATAATAACAAAACAAACAATACATATATTAAATGTTTCATCTTCTGTAAACTTTATTTTCTAAATCTTTAATTGATTCTTTATTTTCTTCAATATCCTCTTTCATATTTTCAGTAAGTTTATCAATTTGTATAACGTTATTTCTAATTAATTCATCTTTTAATTGAAACTCCATCCTTTGTACAAATTCATCTCCACTAAATCCATCAATCTTATTATTTAATGTAGTTATTTCTCCTTGTAAAGTAAACCACATACTCGCAAGTGATATTGTTCCTGCTATTATAATACCAATAGTTTTTAAATCTAATTGTACGTTTGTATCTTCACTAATCTTTGTTGCCATTTATTTTTTGTCTATTTGTTTTAGTTTACTTATTGCCCAATTAACACCTGCAGAACCTCCCCAAGCATCCCACATTAAACCTCCACATCCTTCTGTATATGGAACGTCTTTGTGTTGTTGATGTCTCTTAAACGAAGCCATACGAGCTATTGTGTCTCTTGTTATGTTTTTACCATCTGCTAATTGTCTTGCACGAGTCCAGCCAACTTGTGTTCCACATTTAGAACCATTTTTTTCTTTAAATGCTATTGCTCTTTTTGCATTGTTTTTTGCACCTTGTGGGTAGTCATTATATGATTCTAATTCTACAGAACCTTTAAAAGATTTATAACAAATAGCTACAGCTTGTTTTTCAGGATGGTACTTCATTAATTGAGGTACGCACCTAATCATATAGTCTTTTTGTTTTTCTCCTTGTTTCTTTTTAGGTATCGGCATTATTATAAAATTTAAAATGTAATACAATAAATATTACATAAATGTTTAGTTCACTAAAATCACTACTTTCATCTTCTGGTAAATAACTAAAACCTATTAAAATACCTAAAGCAAACCTTTCTATAATAGCAAACTCTATTTTTTTCATTTGCAGCCTTTACACCCTGTATATGTATAGTACCTGCCTTTGCGTTTTATTTCTAAAACTTGTTTTCTGTTTTTCTTTTTATTCCAACTAACGTGAATCCATTTAGGTTCGCCT